GAATAGAGCAATTAGCACCATTAGGATTTACCGTTGACGAAATAAACGACACACTATTATTAAACTTAGACTCTCAAAGAAGAACAGGAATTTTAAATCAGTTAACTGACAAGCAAAGAGTAAACAGTGCAATTAACTTTGCAGAAGAACTAGATAGACTGGCTAAACTTACAGGTCAACAGAGAGACGAACTAAGAAAACAAATCGAACAACAACAAGCCAATGAAAGATTCCAAGCATTCTTGCAAGGCGCAACAGATGAAGCACGTCAAAGACTTCAGGCATTTGCAGGAACAGTGGCAGGTATATCACCTGATCTAGCAGAAGGCTTCCAGGACTTGATTGCTAACGCAGGTGTTCCAGTAACTGAATCAGCACTGGCACTGGTACAAAACATTCCAGGTGCTAGAGATGTTGTAAATGATTTGATTTCTGGTGTAACAACTAGTGAACAAGCACTTGTTAAAATTAGAGATTTATCATCAGGTAGTGTTGATAAATTTAGGTAGAAGAATAACAGACACAGGTTCTGTGATGAACGAACAAAACAAATCAGCTACAAGTCTAGTGCAAGGATTAACAACATTTGAACAAGCAACCAAAGTACTGTCAAGTCAGTTCCAATCAATTGAAACAAGTTTATTGCAATCTTTTGGCCCGGCACTGGGCGGATTTATGGGAATAGTACAAAGCACATTCGGAGCAGGTGGTTCAATTGCTACCATGTTAGCAAAAAGTCCAGCCACAACGGCTACTGTATTAGCAGGAATACTAACAGGTAAATTCTTGTTTAACAAAGCGGGACAGATAGGAATAATTGCCGCAGGTACTGCCATAGGTACAGGCAAAGGCATGGGCGGAATATTAAAAAGTTTAGGCATGGGCAAACATGCAGGCAAAGTGGCAGGAGCCGCGAAATTTGGAGCCAGCAGAGCTGTACCAGGACTAGGTGCGGCAATAGGAGTTGGTTCAAGTTTATCCATGATGGCCAGCGATGACAAGGATACACAAAGACAAGGACAATTTGGATTAGGCGGTGCGGCGGCAGGAGCGGCCACTGGTGCACTTATTGGTTCAGTTGTTCCTGTTATAGGAACTTTAATAGGTGGATTAATAGGAGCAGGGTTAGGAGCCGCGGCAGGACAGTATGCAGGTGCTAAAGAATTTGGCGGCGGAATGGACGGCGGTAGACCATACCTGGTTGGAGAAAATGGACCAGAGATTGTTTCCACAAAATCCAACAGTACAGTATCAGCAAACAAGAATTTAGAAAGCACATTTAATACAAAAGGTTTGGAAAACAAGATGTCATCTATGATAAGTGAACTAAACTCAGCCAACAAGACCTTAACAAGTATGGTAAATGGCGTAAATACGCTTGTAGCAGTTGAAAGCAGAGCCTTAAAAGCAGTTGAAACGTCAGCTCGTAAGGATATGAATCAAGTAGGCATGGTTTAGGTTGCTCTAATGAATAAAACAGTATAATATATTACTATGGCTTGGAAAAAATACTTTAAAGACGCAAACATGTCTCCCATATCAGGGGAGAAGGTACCTAACTTTGCAAAAAGAAACTACTCATCATATCTACCTGATGTGTATACAGGACACCCTAACAGAGTTCAACGATACTTTCAGTATGACCAAATGGATTCAGACAGTGAAATCAATGCGGCACTGGACATCCTAGCAGAATTTTCAACACAAACAAATACAGAAAATGAAACACCATTTGATATTGTATTCAAAGACGAGACCACAGAACATGAAGTAAAACTTTTAAAGAAAGCACTTCAACAATGGACATTTGCTAACAAGCTAGGCAAAAGAATTTTTAGAATTTTTAGAAATGCATTAAAATACGGAGATTGTTTCTTTGTAAGAGACCCAGAAACAATGAAATGGTTGTATATCGACAATGCAAAAGTTGACAGAGTTGTTGTTAATGAATCAGAAGGTAAGAAACCTGAACAATATGTGATCAGAGACATCAATCCAAACTTACAAAGATTATCAGCTACACAAATTACACCAAATCAAACTTACGGTGGAGCAGGTGGCGGTGGAGCAGGTGCAGGTATGGGCGGTCAAGCATACGCCAACCAAGGTGCATCAAGTTCTATGTCAGGATATGCTGGCGGAAACGCAGGTGGTAGATTCTACAAAACAATGAATGCATACAACATTAATGCAGAACATGTTGTACATATGAGTATGTCAGATGGAATGGACAACTTATTTCCATTTGGACAATCAGTGTTAGAACAAGTTTTCAAAGTTTACAAACAAAAAGAACTACTAGAAGATGCAATTATCATTTACAGAGTTCAAAGAGCACCTGAAAGAAGAGTGTTCTATATAGATGTAGGAAATATGCCTACACACTTAGCCATGCAGTTCGTTGAGAGAGTTAAAAATGAGATCAACCAAAGAAGAATTCCAAGTACCTCAGGTGGACAGAACATGGTCGACGCAACTTACAACCCAATGTCAATAAATGAAGATTATTTCTTCCCACAGACAGCAGAAGGTAGAGGATCTAAAGTAGATACACTGCCAGGTGGTACTAACTTAGGAGAAATTGACGATTTAAGATTCTTCACAAACAAATTATTCAGAGGTTTAAGAATTCCAAGTTCATATTTGCCAACAGGTGCAGAAGATGGCGGACAAAGCTTCAATGATGGTAGAGTTGGAACTGCTTACATACAAGAATTAAGATTTAACAAGTACTGTGGTAGATTACAGTCAATGTTAAACCCAACATTTGACGAAGAGTTTAAATTATGGATCAAAGGCAAAGGTTACAACATCGATAACAGTATGTTTGAGCTTAAACTAAATCCACCACAAAACTTTGCGGCATACAGACAAACTGAAATGGACCAAAGTAGAGTAAACACATTCACAGCAGTTGCAGACTTACCGTATATGAGTAAAAGATTTGCACTAAAAAGATATTTAGGTTTAAGTGAAGAAGAGATGGCAAGAAATGCTGAACTATGGGCAGAAGAAAACAATGTACCACAGAAAAAATCTAGTAAAGCAAACCAATTAAGAGGCGGTGGAGTAACACAGTCGGGCATATCAAGTGACTTAGATCAGTTTGAAGAGCCAGTTGCAGATCCAGAAGCACCAGAACCAGGCGGAGCACAACCAGGAACACCAGGAACAACACCAGGTGGAGCCGCAGGTGGTGGGTCAGGCCAGGGTGGTAGCGGACAAGTTTAAGGTTAAATACGATTATGAAACTATTTGAATTCTTTCAATACACAGCAGACGGGTTTGAGCAAGACAAAACGTATGAACCTGAAAGTGATATCTCTGTAATGGATTCAACAGACACTAGAAAAACAAGATTAACATTAAAACAAATCAATTCAATGAGAATGGCATCAGAGGCCCACGATGCACAGCAAAAAGAAGAAGCAGTATTCACACAAAAGATGTATGGACAACCTGCAGGAACCGACGATCTAGCATTATAGCATGGCGGAAGTAGCTTTCGTATTAGGGAATGGTGAATCTCGAAAGGGCATAGAAATCAACGATCTAATGGAACAAGGCAAAGTGTATGCCTGCAACGGTGTATACAGAACACACACTCCAGATTATCTCGTAGCAGTGGATCCCAAGATGATGTTAGAGATTGCAGAAACTGATTATGTGTTACATAATAAAGTGTGGAGCAATTTTAATGTACAATATCAAAAAAACGAAAAGATAATGAACCATGTACAATGGTTTAAACCTAGTCTAGGTTGGTCTAGCGGTCCTACTGCATTAAAAATGGCTTGTGATCACGGACACAAGGACATTTATATACTTGGATTTGATTACAAAGGACACAAACAGGACGACAAAGGTAATTCTTTCAAGTTTAACAACCTATTCAAAGATACACGGAACTACAAACAAAGCAAAGACGAAGCAACGTTTTACGGCAACTGGATGAATCAAACCAAAAAATGTTTACAGGACTATCCAGATACACAGTTTCACAGAGTAATACCCACAGGATGGTTTCGCCCCAACGAGAATGAGTGGAACGGCAAGATAAATCATCCCTCAACTGAAGAATTTCTATCTAAGTTCGAGTTACAAATTAAAATCTAACAAAAATACACCTTTTACACCACTTTGGTACTGTTTTTGCATATTAGATGTAAATACAAACACTTATAAGTACAAATCGACAATAAACAAGGAGCACGTGTAATATGTCAAACAATAAATTTGAATCATTGTTAGAATTACTAATCAATGAAGAAAACGATAAAGCAGAAGCTTTATTCCACGAGATCGTAGTAGAAAAATCAAGAGATATCTACGAAAATTTAGCAGACGAAGAAGTAACTGCTGAAGCAAAAGAAGAATCAAAAGACGACGCTAAAGAAGAAGTTAAAGAAACTGAAGCATCAGAAGAAAAGAAAGTAGATGAAACTACTGACGAAGCTAAAGATGAAGAAGTTAAAGAAACTGAAGTTGCTAAAGACGAGAAAGTAGACGAAGTTGTTGAAATCGAAGACGAAGCTAACGAAGAAGAGTCAATCGAAGAAGTTGGTGGCGACGCTACTGACGATCTAGTTAAAGACATCACAGGCGATGAAGAAGGCGCTATGGCACCAGATGCAGACATGGACAAACCAGAAATGGATCCAGAAGCAGATGCAGAAGGCGATGTTGAAGACAGAGTTGTTGACTTAGAAGACGCTTTAGACGAACTAAAAGCAGAATTCGAAGCTATGATGGGCGGCGACAAATCCGGTGAAGAGAAAGAAGAAGAATCTTTAGCACCAGCTGTTGCACCTGAGTTAGCAGAAATTCCTATGGAAAGCAAAGAAGCAAAAGAAACTGTGAAAGAGTACAAAAATCCAGTTAAAGCGGACACTGCCGACCATTCAGACAACAAATCATCACCGGTAAACACCAATGTTAAATCAGCAGGTGGTACAACGGCGAACATAGCGAAAGGTTCTGCAGAAGAAAAAGGCAGACCAGCACCAACATCTGCAAAGATGACTGATGCTAACACTGAGCACAAAATGAAAGAAGTAAAAGTAGACCACAAAGATGGTTCTGATGCTTCCGGAAAGAAAAGCCCAGTAGCTTCAAAGTAATTGTTGTTTAAACAGGAGATCGAAGGATGACTTCATTGTACCTAAGAGAGAATCTAACTTTTAACGAAGCCAGAGTACAGATTTTGCACGAGAACGACGGCAAAGATTTGTACATGAAAGGTATCTGTATTCAAGGTGGGATTAAAAATGCTAATCAGAGAGTTTATCCAGTGCAGGAAATTGCGAAAGCAACTAAAACACTGAATGATCAGATTAGTTCAGGATACTCTGTATTAGGTGAAGTGGATCACCCAGATGATTTAAAGATTAATTTGGACCGTGTGTCCCACATGATTACAGAGATGTGGATGGACGGACCAAATGGATACGGTAAAATGAAAATTTTACCAACACCAATGGGCCAACTTGTCAAAACTATGTTGGAATCAGGTGTGAAACTAGGCGTATCAAGTAGAGGATCTGGAAACATGTCCGAGTACGGAAGCGGCGAAGTTTCAGACTTTGAGATCATCACAGTTGATGTTGTGGCTCAACCTTCGGCACCAGGTGCTTACCCCACGCCAATTTACGAACACCTAATGAATACAAAGGGTGGTAATATGGCAAAAGGTTTGGCGGCTGAAGTTAGAAATGATGCAAAAGCACAGAAGTTCCTCAAAGAGGCGTTAACAAACATAATAAAGGACCTAAAATAATGATTGATGCAATATCAAAATTGGTTGAGTCTGGAGCGATATCAGAAGATGTTCAAAAAGGCATCCAAGAAGCTTGGGATTCAAAAATCAAAGAAAACAAAGAAACAGTAGGTGCAGAATTAAGAGAAGAATTCGCAAAAAGATACGAGCATGACAAAGGAAACATGATCGAAGCTATCGATAAAATGATGGGCGAGAAATTATCTGAAGAGATCTCTAAATTCGTAGAAGACAGAAAAGCACTTGCACAAGAAAAAATATCCTACAAAGAAAACGTAGGAGCTCACTCTGCAAAATTAGAATCATTTATGCTTTCTAAATTATCAGAAGAGTTAAAAGAACTACACGGCGACAGAAAAGGTGTTCACGAAAACTTCAAGAAGATGGAAGAATTCGTAGTAGGCGCTCTTGCAAAAGAAATTCAAGAGTTCCACGAAGACAAAAAAGGCGTTGTGGAGACGAAAGTTAAACTAGTAGCCGAAGCCAAAAAACAAATGGCTAAGATGAAAGAAGCTTTCATAACAAGATCTGCTAAAGTTGTAGAGTCTGCAGTTAATACAAAACTTGCTCAAGAGTTAAAAGCTCTTAAGGAAGACATTAGTGCGGCTAGAGAAGTTAACTTTGGCAAGAAAATATTCGAAGCGTATGCAAGTGAATATCAGAATTCTTATTTAAATGAGAAATCTGAGACTAGCAAGTTGATGAAAGTAGTTGACGAAGCTACTCTAAAACTAGCAGATGCTGAGAAAGTCATCGAAGAAAAGAAAGCGGTGATTGAGTCGAAAAATGCTGAGTCCAAAAGACAAGCAGACTTGATGGAACGTAAGGAAAAGATGGCTGAGATGCTCAAACCATTGGGCAACGAAAAGAGTGAAGTAATGAGTCAATTGTTGGAATCAGTTTCAACAGCTAAACTTGAAGCTTCATTTAACAAGTATCTACCACACGTGATGTCTGATAAAGCAGTTAAAGAAACTACGAAAGTACTTTCTGAAGACAGCGGAAACAGAGCACAAAGGGAAGATGCTGACTTAACAAATATCCGTAAATTAGCGGGTATATAAACAACTAAACAAAAGGAAGATTACAAATGTCAGATATATTTGAATCAAAATGGGGCGAAACTAAAGCCGCTCTTACAGAAGGTTTAGCTGGTAACAAGAAGAAGACTATGGACGTTATCTTAGAGAACACAAAAAGATACCTTTCAGAACAATCTACAGCTGGTGCTACAAGTGCCGGTAACGTTGCTACGTTAAACAGAGTTATCCTACCAGTAATTAGACGGGTTATGCCGACTGTTATCGCTAACGAAATCGTTGGTGTACAGCCTATGACTGGTCCAGTAGGACAAATTCACACACTAAGAATAAGATATGCGGATAACGTTTCTGGAAATACAACAGCAGGCGAAGAAGCACTATCTCCATTCAAAATTGCGAGAGCATACTCTGGAAATCAAACAGATGCAACTCCAAAAGCGGCTTCAACAGCTTCTTTAGAAGGAACACCTGGTAAGAGATTATCAATCCAGATCTTGAAACAACCGGTTGAAGCGAAGTCTAGAAAATTATCAGCTAGATGGACGTTTGAAGCGGCTCAAGATGCACAAGCACAACAAGGAATCGATGTAGAAGCAGAAATTATGGCGGCATTAGCTCAAGAAATTACTGCAGAAATCGACCAAGAAGTAATTGGTTCATTAAGAACATTAGCTGGAACGGCTTCTGAGACTTTTGACCAAGCGGCTGTATCTGGTACAGCTACTTTCGTTGGCGATGAACATGCCGCTTTGGCTGTTCTAGTTAACAGAGTTGCTAACCAAATAGCTACAAGAACAAGAAGAGGCGCTGGTAACTACGCAGTAGTATCACCAACAGCTTTAACTATTCTTCAGTCAGCAACTACTTCAGCATTTGCTAGATCAACAGAAGGTACATTTGAGTCACCAACAAATACTAAATTTGTAGGTACACTTAACGGTGCTATGAGAGTATACGTTGACGCATATGCATCAGACAGTACAGATGTACTTGTAGGTTACAAAGGAGCAAGTGAGGCAGACGCACCAGCGTTTTATTGTCCTTACATTCCTTTAATGTCTTCAGGTGTTGTACTAGATCCAGCTACTTTCGAACCAGTAGTAGGCTTCTTAACAAGATACGGTTATGTAGAGTTAACAAACACTGCATCATCTCTTGGTAACGCGGCAGATTACGTTGGAAAAGTTGCGATCACAAGTGCAAACTTAAAATTCAAATAAGCCCAGCTTATTTTATTTTCAATCAAGGGCGGCTTTATGTCGCCCTTTTTTGTGACTGAACTTTCTATTAACCACTCTTATTAAAAATTATTTTGGTGTTCATACACGTCGCAGACCAAATGTTGTAGTTTTATTCGCACACAAGACTTCTAAATAATTGCGAGTTTCGAAAGAAGCTTTTAATCAAAGGGAGGTCCAACAATGGATATCGCAATGAAAATAAAAGGATGGGCAAAAGCTCTTGCTGATGTAGGTGTTTCACTTATAGCATTAGGAATTGTTTTAGAAATCCTTTTCAAAGGGCAGAACGTTCCGTTCTGGCCAAACGTTTCTGTAATAGGAAACATACAAGGCATATTGCAAGGCTTTTCAGATCAAGGTCTGATAGGGTTAGTAGCAGTATGGATTTTATATCATATCTACAATAGAAAATAATATAGAACTTACATAACGTAACCTCGAAAGAGTGGTGTGTCTGCCTTTTTTTGGATTGTAGCACATCACTCTTTTTCTTTTTATACACACATAAAACAAAATATAAAATAATAAATACACATAGTTCAACATGTGCTTTTACATCTCGTAAAAGACTTATGCAGATAACAACTGCGTACCTAGGAGAACTAGGATTGGACTCCTTTAAAGGAGGAAACAAAATGGGAAGACCCTTAAAAAAAAGTAAAATGTCTGGTACAGGATACCACTCAGGTACTGAGCATCAGGCTAGCTTGGCAGGTAATATTGCTGTAACGGCTTATAGACCATCAGGTGGTTCAGTAGTTAATTCAACAGTTGCTTACGTTGTATCACAAAGAGGATCAAGTTTATTCAAGATTCACTTAGAAGATTCAACAGAAGCAGTTTATGAATTAAAAGCAGTTGCTCCAGGCTCACTAGCTAACACGTCAAATCAATTCTGTGTGCAGATGATATTAGATGACTCAACAGTCGCTTACGTAAGTAAGTTCTTTAATAACACAGTAAACTACGTTACAGCGGCAGGTGCCACAGGATCAGTGAAATACACACTAGGTGCTGAAGGATCAGACGAAGGTAAAGTAGCAGGACTTGGTTCAATAGACGTAAGATAATAGAACTATACGTGCTTTAAGGGGGAGTTTACACGCTTCCCCTTTTCAACATAAATAATAGCAAATGGCAAAGAATTTTAGAACATCAGGTGATTATAATATTACAGCAGGTGCCGGATCTGCAGGAAGTAACAGTATCATTCTAGATGCATCAACAATTAGAATTCCTGGTAACTTAACTGTTGAAGGAACTCAAACTACAATTAACTCAACTTCATTATCAATTGAAGATAAATTTTTAGAAGTTAACAGAAATAACTCAACAGCAGACACAGAAGAGTCGGGAATA